TGATAAACAGAATCCATACTCGCATATTGCGGATGCGTTGCAGTATTTATGCTTGTACCTTCGATTTGGGTATGGTGGAGTAGAACAGCGCAAGTTCGAAACTAAACCTACCATTAAGTACGCTTACGCTTAAAATTGCTTATGTCAAAAATAATTAAGATCGCTGATAGGTTTGCGAAGTCGCCGTTAAAGAAACTAATAGAATTACTTGGGGAAGAAGATGAAAGTGCAGTAGTAGCTACAGTTGTGGTCTTGCACCGTAAGGATGGGTCCGTTGTGTTCAACGCGACTGGTGACTTTGTGTCGCTGACGATGCTCGGTGCGATGCGGCTGGCTGAACGAGAGATCGCGAACCAGTTCGGGGTGGGCGAGACATGACCGCTGCTAGGCCGCTTGGGAGCGTCTCAGAGGCCGGTTACGCCATCCGGCGCTACTCAGCGTCCGCCCTGTGGGAGTGCCGCGCTCCAGACGCCTGGGGCCGGCTGCAAGGGGAGGAGACGGCCCCGCAGCCGTGGTAGCCGTGTCGGCACGGTACTAGTATACTAACCTCTGTGGGCTAGTCAATCGCTCTCACCATATGACACCAGATGACATAAAGCAATGGTGGGAGTTCGCTATCCATGCGCCCATCGTACTAACTTTATTAGTTATTTTAGTTGGGCTTGTTTACGTTACTTATAAGTTTCTTGTTTATGCTATACGTGAGATACGTTTAATTATTGACGTTACTCATAAACTTAGAGACGATCTCATAAATAAGATTAATGAGCAAGACAGGTATATAAAAGAGCTTGAGGCTTTAGTAGATGAGCTAAAACTTAGAGTTAAATGTCTTGAGGCATTATTAAATAAGTTAAAAAGTAAGTCGATTGAATAGAGCTTTAGTATGCTAACCACAAGCCCAGAAGGTAAGAAATTAATTAAAGAATCTGAAGGTCTCAGACTTTCGGCTTATCTCTGTCCTGCTGGCGTGTGGACTATCGGCTATGGTCACACCAGAACCGCTACCAAAGGTATGCGGATAACTGAACAGCAAGCCGATAACTTATTTGAGCGTGATATTAGCGTCTGTGAGAAGTGCGTCAACGACGCTGTGACTGTTAAGATTAACCAGAAGATGTTCGATGCACTGGTTAGTTTTGTATTTAATTTTGGATGCGCACGGTTTCGGTCTTCGACTATGTTAAGACTGTTGAACCAAGGCGACTACGTTGGCGCTGCGCAGCAGTTTTCTAGGTGGGTTAACGCGACAGACCCTAAGACTGGAGAGAAAAAGCCGCTTCCAGGGTTAGTTGCTCGAAGAGCTAAAGAACGCCAGATGTTCGAAGCTGGTATGCTAGAATTAATGGGCACTCCAAAGCCTACAGGTGACATTCCAGAAGAAGACAAAAGGTATCCTGTCAAATCCACGACAAATGCTGGCCTGGCCGTTACGGCGGCTGGTATAGTTGGTTCAGAAGTCACTACGATAGCTAGTGATTTGTCTCCTCTAACTCCCCACTCTTCTATAATCCAGACTATTTTTATTATTTTGAGTTTAGTTGGTATTGCTCTAGCCGCATGGGGTAGGTATAAAATTTACAGAGATAGTGGGAGGTAATATAGATGAGCCCCCTTACCCCCAGTTTAGCTACAAAAATATGCACTACTCTCGCTCTCCTTGGGGTGCTCACCGGTGGACTTGCGGCGTGGACATTACAATCAATTCGATATGGCGCTACACTTGCGATCAAAGATACGGAATTAGCTAATAAAGATAAAATAATTGCAGAGATGCGTGAGCAGATGGCTGCTACTACTTCGGATGAATTAACTAAGATTTTAGAAAACAATAGAGTAGCTGATATTAAGTATGCTCAACGGTTTAATGAGTTACAAAAGGCGATTCGAGATGCTAAACTATCTGTTAAAACTAGCTCTAGTGAGCCTCGTAGGCTTACTCCTGACGAGTTGTGCATCCTTAGACAAGCCGAAAGAATTGCCCAAGGCCGTGATCTGTCCCCAGGTTGCGGCGAAACCAGTGTTGCCGTTTCCTCCGGTAAGTACGATAAAGACTGACGAAGAAGCGATTGTGTTTTATATTTACGCTGCTGGTGCGTATCGAAGCTGTATTATAGCCCTTGAAGATTTAGAGAAGCGAGCAAATGGCGGTGAACTTAACGAGCGCTGATTCTGATAGCGCTTTCAGTGCTTACGATAAATATGCGTCCCAGCTTGCTGTCGAGCAAGCGTTAGCTCTTTACGTTCGTAAGAAGTTTGAAGAAGCAGAACAGCACCGAACTGAAACAGGAATTTCACGGCGACTAAATGAGTGCTTACGAGCGAAAAAGCGTGAGTACACGGCTGAAGAATTGCAGATGCATGGTGGGATCGACATTTACGTCGGTATTTGCGATCTCAAGAGCAAGGGCGCTGAGTCTTGGATAACCGACATTTTGTTAAGTTCAATTGATAAGCCGTTTACTCTTAAGCCTACGCCGATTCCTGAACTTCCCGAGTGGATGAAAGAGCAAGTCGTTGACATGCTCGAACAAGAACTTGAGTCGCTCGGTGGAATAGAAAATATTACAGGCTTGATGGAGAAGGCTAAAGAACTGAAGACTATTAGTCTGAAGTTTGCCTATGCTCAAGCTGAACGTGCTGCCGCTGCTATGGAGAAGCATATTGAAGACCAACTTCTCGAAGGAGGGTGGCGTACAGAGTTTGCTAATTTTATACATAATCTTACAGTTTTCCCGTTTGCAGTTATCCGCGCTCCTATCATTACTTCGAAGCGTGTTGGAGTGTGGGATGGCGATTCATATAAAATCAAGCAACAGCCTGTGTGGGCTGTTAAAGCTATTTCTCCGTTTGACTGCTTCTGGTCTCCAGACTCAACTAACCCACAAGACGGCGAGTACTTTATCCAACGTACTCGAATGAAGCATTCAGAATTGCATAATTGCATTGGTCTTCCGGGGTTTAATGAAGAAGCTATTCGGAGAGTGCTTGACTCTTATAGCCACGGATTCTCGTTGGATGTCAACGGAGATGAAATCCGCAATGATCTAGAAGAAAAGGAAGAGTCGATTTTTAGCGGTAATACCGTTGATGTCCTTATAATGAATGGGCTGATTCCGGGCGACTTGTTAGCAGATAATGGCGTCATAGTGCCAGATATTCAGCAGCATTATGAGAGCGAAGTATGGGTAATCAATGATGTTTGTATTAGAGCGGTATTGAATACTCATCCGCTTTTAACTCGTCCGATCTACGGCACTTCGTTTAGTAAAATACCTGGTGCGTTCGCTGGTAATGGTGTCGTTGATCTTGTGCGAGATATTGAGCGCATGTGCAACGCTTCAGTCCGAGCCATGCTGCGAAACTTTGCTTATTCGGCAGGTCCAATAGCCGAAGCTGTTGTAGAAAGATTTGAGGCTGGAGAAAATATAGAGGAAATACAGCCATTTAAGATTTACAGCGTTAAGCCTGACTATACAGGCCAGAATGGCGAGGCTATGCGCTTCAAGATTGTGCCAAACGTAGCTAATCAGTTACTTGAAGCGTTTGCATATTACATGAAACTAGCCGATGACTTTAGTCAAGTTCCGGCTTACGTACTTGGTAACCCGCATGTTGCGGGCGCTGGTCGAACACTCGGCGGGTTGTCCATGTTGATGGGTAATGCTGCAAAAGGTATTAAGCAAGTACTCCTTAACATAGATCGAGACATTATTGAGCCGATGGTTGAGTCTTACTATGTTCTCAATATGGCTGTCGGCGATGACGAAGATATAAAAGCAGACGCCAAGGTTGTTGCACGTGGAGCTTCCGGGCTGCTTCAAAGGGAGCTTGCGCAGACACGTACTGTTGAAATACTTAATCTTCTTACGCCATATGCTCAAGCTGGGGCTTTGGATGGGGATAGCATTAAGATACTACTTCGTGAGATTTTGAAGACAACTGGGTTGCCGGTGGATGACATTATCCCAGACCCGAATCGTATAGCGGAGATTCAATCGGCTCTTGGGCGTGTTGGCGTCGCCAACGGCCTAGACAGAGGCACTTCCAATCCTGTACCATTACCCCCGCAGAGTCGCCCACCGAACATTCAGCCGGGTAATCCAGTCCCGATTAATTTGCCTACTGGAGCTTGATGATGCAGTTTGACGGTAGTAATATATTTGTCGGGGATAGCGTGTATGATCTTGCATACGGTCCTGGCGTTGTAGTTGAACTTAAGCCGAATGAAAACCGGTTTGTTGTTAGATTTGGTGAGAGGTATGTAGGCTACAACCTTAACGGTCAAGGTAATTTTGACCGTAAGACGCTGTATTGGCGTGACCCGACTGATTCTCTACCGGTGCCAAAAGATAACGCTCGATGGGCGCTATTTACTGCAATTAAAGCAAGTCTTCATAACGCTATTCTTTCGTCATAATTATGAGCAATCCTATTTCTAAAGCTCCTACTCCTACTCTCGCTTCCGGTGTCTCGGAAGTTGAGATGGGTAGTTCTACTTTTACGGCAGACTCTGATCTTTCGCCTATCATAGTAGTTGATAGAGAGCCGGTTAAAATTGTCTCTTTTAATATCACTGGAAATACTGCGTTAGTTGTCAATCATATCGCAACTATTGGCTCCACAGAAATAATGGAGCCATACCGTCCAAACGGTGAAGAAGTAACCCTTAACGCCAACAGGAATGAGGTTATACTTCATCGTTCCGGGCGTTATCGACTCGAAGCTAGAAATATACAAACTCAAGTAACTGCCTTTTGGTGGCAGTTCTCAATGACTCATGAGTGGTATGATGAAATCGCAGAGGCTCTGCGATTTTTGTGTTCTTGCGTTTCACCACAAGATATTCAGTTAGTTTCTGGTCCTGGTATTGCAATTCAGAATCTCGGAGGAGGTTCTTGGCGTATTAGCAATACCGGAATTATTAATGCATCTAATACTGCTACTGTTGAGCACCAAGTAACTAATGGTGTTCTGAATTCGCACGTTAAGATTTCAGAAGACCCGAATAACGAACTTTTTGCTAGAGACGACGGTCTTTACGCCACTGTCAATGCATCTAATGTTCCTTGTAGTTTAGGACAGGCGATTCAGCCTACCGCAATTCCTGTAAGAAATCTTCGTTTTGTTGTTTTAGATAATAGTAACTGCTTGCGTTGGGTTAGCCCGCGCGCGCTTGCTAACTATGTTTGTGACTATGACTGCGAGGGCGAACCGCCGCAGCCGCCGTCTAACTGTTGTAATCTTGTTTTTAGCCATACTACTTCATTCCCCACTTCAGTAGAAGTAGGTAGCACTGCTACTATTACTATTACAGCTACTGGGTCGAATGCCGCTATCTGTCGTGCGGTTACTAATGGCGTAAATATTAGTAGCGCTTTAGGCAACCTAAACGGATGGCAACTAGACGATACTTCGTTTACTGGTGCTAATCCATTTACCGTTGTTGACTTCAATACCAGTAATATAACAACGTGGTCTTTGACACTGCGGTTTATTGCTACTGAATGTAATTCAAATGGTCGTGTAATATCGTTGACTCCGACAGGTTTTTGTCGAAATGCGCAGGGTCAACTAATACCTAATTCACAAATTACCTATCCAATTTCGGTTACACTTCCTGCTATTACAGATAGATGCGAAGACCCGCCACCGCCTCCGCCTTCTTGCTGCGGCCTAAGTATTTCTAGTACCACTTCAATACCGCCTGGTCCTTTAGCGGTTGGCGATACTGTTACTATACAAATAACTTCAATTGCTAGCGTTTTCGCTAGTTGCCATGGGCGATTATTTGCAAATAATTTAGCTGATCTTATTGGTTCTGGATGGGTTATTGATAGTGTAACTTCTTCACCTCCAGGTCAGAGTATTCAGACTGGTGTTAATCATAACGCCGCTGGATCAAATACAATCGTTAACACGATTGTACTAAGAGCTACTGAATGCGTTCCCGCTTCAACGAGAACGCTAACGGTTTCTGGTGCCTGCTTTAATGAGTTTAATAATCAAATAACTGATACATTTGTCCAAGAGACTTTTACTTACAACCTACCTCAAGTTAACGCCAATTGTAGTGGTGGACCTGGGCCGGAGTGCAATATATCTTTCTCTGGTATTATAACTTATCCAAATCCACCTGTTACTATTGGGTCTACTTTAACCGTTCAGATTACGGTGAACGGTTCTAATAACCCGAATAATAAG